CGGCTCGCCGCTCTCCAACACGCGCACGCGACGACGCCCGAGCTCGACTGGCGCCGCCAGTACCTCAACCAATGGGTACTCGCCGCGCGCGCCTGGATCACGCCGGCCGCCTGGGCGAACGCCGGCGCCGTCGAGCTCGAGCTCCCAGCGACGCCGGCCGGGACGGTCGCGATCAACGACCAAGACGGCGCCCCGGGCGCCTGCGGCTACTGCCTGGCCGTCGCCGGCGACGGCGATCGCGTCGACGTGTCCGGCCGCGCGTTCGCGACGAGGCGCGCCATGTGGCTCGAGCTCGAGCAACTGACCGCGCGCCGGCGCGGCGTCACGCTGCTCTACCCGGCCTCGTTCGCCGAGCACGTCGCGAAGCTGGCCGGCGTCGAGCGCGTCAAGGTCGGCACCGCCGAACAGCGCGCCGGCTACGGCCCGACGATCGCGGCGATCGTCGACGGCCGCCTGCGCCACGACGCCGACGCCGAGCTCTCGAGGCAGATCCTCTCGGCGACGCCCGTCACCGTCCCCGACGTCGGGACGACGCTCTCGAGCAAGCGGTCGCCCGGCCCGATCTATCTCGCCCGCGCGGCCGTCTGGGCGATCGGCTACGAGCTCCGCCCCGACCGCCGCCGTAAGCCGCTGATCGTCGGTGGCTGACGAGCTCGCCGAGCTCCGCCGCGCGCTGCTCGAGCTCGGCCGCGCCCTGCTCGAGCCGTTCAGACCGCTGCTCGACTGGCTCGCGCGCCGCCTCGGCTAAGTAGGGATTGTGCGCCGGCGGCGCCGGCGTCATCCTCGCCGGCGTGGCCGTGATCCCGTTCCGCCGAGCTCGAGACGTCGTCGCCGCAGCTGCGCCGGCGCGCCGGATCGCCGTGCTCCCGCGCTCCGGCGGCACGATCCTCGAAGTCTCAGACGTCGCCGGCCTCGGCTACGGGATCGCCCGCGCCGACGCGCTCTCGATCCCGGCCTGCGCCGCCTGCCGCGACCTCGTCGTCGGCACGGCCGTCCAGCTGGCCGTCTACCGCTACCGAGGCGGCGAGCGGCTCGACCCCGGCTACCTCGTCACCCGGCCCGACCCGTCGACGACCTGGGTCGCGACGCTCGCCGGCACCGTCGACGAGCTCGCGTTCTACGGCCGCGCCTACTGGCGCGTGCTCGCCCGCGACGCCGAGGGCTACCCGACGCGGGCGCGCTGGACGCCGCGCGCCGACGTCTCGCCGCAGACGACGTCGGCCGGCGGCGCCTACCTGACGCTCACCGGCTACCGGATCGCCGGCGTCGGCGACGTCGACCCGCGCGACGTCATCCGCTTCGACTCGCCGCTCCCCGGCGTGCTCTCAAACGGCGGCCGCACGCTCGCCGCCGGCATCGAGCTCGAGCTCGCCGCGCAGCGCCTCGCCTCCGTCGAGCTCCCCGCCGGCGTGCTCAAGAATCAGGGCACCGAGCTCTCCGAGCTCGAGGCCTCCGAGCTCCTCGCCTCGTTCCAGGCCTCGCGCCGCGAGAACGGCGTCGCGTTCCTTCAGGGCGTCGACTACTCGCGCGAGAACCTCTCGCCGGCCGACCTTCAGCTGGTCGAGGCCCGCGCGAACGTCGCGACCGACGTCGCGCGGCTCTGGAACGTCCCGGTCGCGATGATCGGCGCCTCGCCGTCCGGCAACGCGAGCGCGCTGCTCTACTCGAACCTCTCGCAACAGCTGGCGATCCTCGTCTCGAGCGCCGTCGCGCCTCACCTGCGCACCGTCGAACAGACGCTCTCCGACGTGCTCCCGCGCGGCCAGTCCGTCGCCTTCGACGTCCAGACGTTCCTACGCTCCGATCCTGCGGCCGCCGCCGAATACGCGATCGCGTTGTGGACGGCCGAGCTCGTCACCCGCGACGAGGCGCGGGCGATCCTCGGCATCCCCGCGTATCCCGGCGACGCGCCGCCCGACCTCGCACCCGGGAGGGTATGACGATGCTCGAGCTCCGTTTCGACCTCGACGTCCAGGCGGCCGACGCCGAGCGCCGCACGATCGAGGGGACGATCGTCCCCTGGAACGAGCCGGCGTCGATCGCCGGCGTCCGCTACTCGTTCCGGCCCGGATCGCTGCAGGCCGGCGCGCGAACGCCGCTCCTGCTCGACCACGATCGAACGCAGCCGATCGGCGTGCTCGCCGAGCTCGACAACGCCGGCCACGGCGCCGTCGCCCGCTTCCGCGTCGACAAGACGGCCGCCGGCGACGAGGCGCTCGTCCAGGCGAGCTCCGGCTCGCGCGGCGCGTTCTCCGTGCTCGCCTCGATCGTCGACCACGTCGAGCGCGACGGCGTCGTCGACGTCCTCGCCTCTCAGCTGCGCGAGGTATCGCTGCTCCCGCTCGGCGCCTTCGCCGGCGCGACCGTCGACCGTGTCACCGCGACCGCGACCGAGCCCGAGCCCGAGCCCGACGACGAACCCGAACCCGAACCCGAACCCGAGGAGGAAACCGTGTCCGAGCCGATCGAGGCGGCCGCGCCGCCCGTCATCCGCGCCGAGCTCGCCCCGAGCGCGCTCGAGCTCTCCGCCGGCGAGTACGCGCTGCTCGCCGTCCGCGCCCAGCAGGGCGACGCCGAGGCGCTGCGCTCGATCCGCGCCGCGCTCACCGAGACGACCTCGGCCGACCTGACCGGCGTGCTCCCGCCTCAGTACGAGGGCACCGTCCTCGGCGGCAAGGAGACGCCCCGGATCCTATGGTCGATCTTCAAGGGCAAGGCGCTCCCGGGCATCGGCCTGGCCGTCCAAAAACCGACCTGGACGACGTTCCCGAACGGCGCCTGGGCCGCGAACGTCGACGCCGACGCGACGACGGGGAAGGCCGTGATCGGCCTCAACCCGGCGGCCGTCGAGCGGTGGGACTGGGCGACCGCGATCTCCTACGTCGCGGCGCAGCGGAGCTCGCCCGACGCGATCGACGCGATCTACGCGCAGGCCGTCCAGGGCTTCTACGAGGACGTCGAGACGCGCATCGCGGCGCTGCTCGCGAACGCCGCCGTGAACGCCGCGACGTCGCTCGGCGCCGGGATCGCCGCCTTCTACAACGCCTCGCTGCGCGTCCCGGACGTGATCGTCGTCGCCCCGGACGTCTGGGGTGTGCTCGCCGACGCGAAGGCGATCGACCGGGCGATCGGCTTCGGCGACACGCTGCGCTCCGCCGGCGGGCTCGCCGGCGAGTTCGCCGGCGTGACGATCGTCGCCTCCCCGGGCGTCGCGCCCGGATCGGCGACGCTCGCGACCCGCCGCGCGCTCGACGTGCGCACGTCCGACCCGGTGCGCCTGACCGCGAACGCGATCGGCGCGCTCAACGTCGAGCTCGGCGTCGTCGGCGAGGGACTGTTCGACACCGACTACCCGGCCGAGCTCATGCTGCTCACCGCGCCGCTCAACCTGCCGCTCGCCTCGAGCGCGAGCTCCCGCAAGTAGGCGCGCGTGGCCGACTGGCTAACGCCCGAGGAAGTCGCCGCGTACCTGGACGTCCCGGGCGCGCCCGACGACAACCTGATCGCCTCGACGGCCGCCGCGAAGGCGGCCGTCGAGCGGCGCCGATCCGACCTCGAGCTCGAGCTCGTCGACGCGGTCGCGCCGGCCGACGTTCACCTGGGCGCGATGCTCTGGGCCGGCCTGCTCTATCAGTCGCGCAGCGCGCCGTCCGGCTTCGCCGGCTACGGCGACGAGACGCAGCTGTACGACGCGCTCGGCGCCCGCCGCGCCGAGGTTATGCGGCTGATCGGGTGGCGCCGGCCGGTGGTCGCGTGAGACGCATGACGCTCGACGAGCTCGAGCTCGCGACGACGCCGGCGGCGCGCGCCCGGACGGCGCTCGTCCAGCTGCTCCTCGACGCGGGCATCGTCGCCGCCCAGGACGCCGGCGCGTTCTACCCTCAACCCGTCGGCGTGCTCGTCGGCCTGCCGACGATGATCGGCCGCACGCTCGGCGCGCGCCGCTTCACGATCCCGGTGCTCGTCGTCTCCGGCGATCCGCTCTCGAGCCCGCTCGCCGTCGACCGGCTCTACGCGCTCGCCGACGACGTCGCGCTCGCGCTCTCCGAGTCGAG